CACACATTCCTTCCGCAGAATCTTCCACATCTTTTCGTACTTATTCAACCTCTGCACCTTCCAAGAATTCCGCCGCCTTTTGAAATTGCGCTCCATGCACCCATCGGATAGCGCCGTTTTTTAGGATTTTCGCACTTCTCTTGTACTCTTCCGCGCACCCGCTCCATGCGTTCTGCACCAAGTCGAAATACTCTTCCAGCACTTCTTCTGCATGGTCTAACCCCTTCATGAATGCGAGCTGTTCATCGGATAAAACCTCTTCATTTTCTGATTCTTCTCCATCTTCGTATATGATATTAAGCCCATATGTGTCTGCTATCAGATGCTCGCAACGGCATCCTCTCGCCTGTTCCCATCCTTTGCAAAAGTATACTGTGTCACAGTCACTCATTTTATTAATTGCTAACGAAAGCATAAATAAAGGCTCGTCCAGCTCCACGTAACTTTGAGGAAAAACTGTATCGACGACAATATATCCCCTCATTTCCAACTTGTATTTTACTCGATTCCAACTATTCAAGATTTCTTCTCTTGCTCTATCCTTCATCGGTAAGCTGATCATTGCTACTTTTCTTTTTGTCGGTTCAAACATTTTCGATTCCCTCCAGTTCATAATCTAATTCTTGTGATAACCAATCTTCTTTGCACTTAATGCACATTTCGGCTGGATTCCTTCTGTATGCCTCATAGTCCTTATCGCAGAACCCTAAAGCTCCAGTGTATGCATATGGGCAATTAATCTGTTCCCACATTACTTTCCTGTACACGGCGTTTGGGGCAGTGCCCCGCAACGCTTCGATTAATCTATCTCTATTTGTCATAGATTTACTCCCTCTAAATCTGTTTTTGCTTCTTTTCTAGTATTAATCTTCATTTCAACCTTGTTCATAATGTACAGAATATCCGCCCACCTCGCAGTCTTATTATTTTTCTCCCAGTAAAGCTTCCACAGAACCTTCTTCTATTCGCTGCATACAAGATTTAATTTCCCATTCCGCTTCACCCAACTTCCGGAGCCTTGCATCCGCAATTTGTGCATATTCCGTCATCCGATACCTCCTATTCTATCGTCCCTATCTCATCTCGATTCGCCCGCATGTACATTTCAACCGCAAATTTGATATTGTCGTAGTGTTCATCGCACATATCCAGCAGCCACTTGAACTGACCGAGCGGCATCCGGACCGCCTTTCCTTTTTGGAATATTGCCACCTCCCTGTCACGGCAGGCGATTGTCACGTCCCCGTCGTCCAGCGAATAGATGAACGAGCCATCTAATCGCTTCCGGACCTTGTCGGTGCTGATTCTATACCTTCTCATATCCAAATTCCTTTCGAGAAATTGTTCGCTTCAAGCCATTCATCAGCTCTTTCCTTTGTCCGTTCCGAGATTGTCGTGAGCGTAAGCGCTACATTGCACATTGAAGCCAAGATTACCTTGTCGCTTTCCGGCATCGGTCTACCGCCGTAAACGTCATCCTGATACATCCGGTAGAATGCCTTGAATCTTTCGACGTCCAAGCTTTCTACTACTTCGTGGAAATCCTTTTGCCACTGCTCAATAAGTTTTCTATCCATAACATCCCCTTCAATTCCTAACTTGTACGCAATCAGTTCACCTTCGCTCATTAACTTCCTGTTGTGGTACTGCCCAATTGCCATGGTGAGCTCTGCAAGCTCCTTCACGGTCTTAATAGGCTGGTTTTTAAACACATGCTGTTCAAGTGTCCTTCTTATCGTTTTCTTTTTGAACATTTTTCTCCTATAATCCTTCCCTCCGAATTGTAAATGTAGCCTTCCCAGTATGGGTAGTTGCGGTGGAATGTTGAAGTGGGTATTCCTGCCAACTCCGCCGCAACCCTCATCGGTATTCCCCTGCTCTGCATCCAGTAGCACGCCTCAAAGAATTCATTGGGAAGCTCTCTATACCGTCTTCCCAATCTCAACTCCCTGTAATTCTTCCAAATATCGAGTCAGCGTGTCTATAATAAAAATGATTGCATCATACTGGTACAGTGTGCCTTTTGTGAGCGTCTTTTTGATATAATTCAAATCGTCAATACATTCTTTCCTATTTGCATATTCCATACACATGTTATTCCTCCTGTCCCATAATCAGTGCTGCCCACGACACGAAAACAAGTGCTATCATTAAGATTTTTAGTATTGTGGTTAGTGTCGAAAACAAAATCATCAGGATTAGTATTAACGTTAGCACCGTAACTGCAACAACAAACAGTGCTTTGATAAAATCTCTCATCATTCCAATTCCTCCAAGTAATTTAATGTTGCTACAATTAAAAGGGTTTCAAAAATGCACATCATAATTTTTCCAAATGTACTTGCTGGTGACAGCCAAATCACGGCAATCACAGACATGTAATTAGTTATGATAAACAAGCTAATTACCAGACCGTCAATCATAGTTTTCACATCTTCCCCCTTACTCCCAGCAGAACAAAAACCGAACATGCCACAAACATAAGTGCAATCCTGAAAGCCAACCCAATTGGTAGCTTTATTATTATGCCCACAGCAAACGGAATGTACGGTTCGGGGTTCTCCACCCATGCGATTAAACAATCCCCCGTAGCAAATCCGTCAAGCATGAAAAGTTCGACATATTCGGGATATTCGGGCGCTTTCTCGATACAAACAAGCCCGAAATCGACATATGTTTTTCCGTCTATTGGGTTTTTATACGCAACCGTCAGCCATTTATCTTTTGGTACCTCGCTCAGGTCTCCATCCTTGATTTGATTCCATTTCATCTCCATGTTCTTATACCTCATTCTTAAGCGGGCAATCTCCCGGCTTGATTTTCGTGAACGGCACATTCTCAAGCAACTCGCACCACCGCCCGGCGCCGAATTCGTCACACCACTCTTCCAAGTATTCGCACCTGTTGCAATCGTTCGGCTTGAACGCTGGTGGAAGTTCCATCCACGCTTTAAGCGATTCTGTGTAGACCGGATAGCTTGTCACCCCGACGAATACCTGTCCGCACTCGTGGAGGAAATAATCGCTAACCTCGCCGATTGCTGTATAAGTTTCTCCTGTTTGTCCATCAAGCACCGAGAAGATTATATCTTCATCACGTGGTACCCCCTTCATGTTTCCATCCTCTATCGGATGCCATTTCGTTTCCATTTCCTATACCTCCCTGATTCTGATTCCATACCGCCACATCATCAGTTTCCGTTTGATGATATACTCTTTCGTCCGGAAGCCCTTCACATCCTCCACAACTGTCTTTCCGTCCTCATCGTAGACGAAATCCGCCTTATAAGAACACTCCCTCTCTACAACCTTTCCGGTCGCTTCATCACGTTGTGCAGGGATGAGCGTAAACTTCACCTGCATTCGCAGGTCCTTAATCACGCCCGCCTTTTCCAGCAGTAGGAGTTCCTGATAACGTCTCGCTTCCTTCTTCGAGTCGAATTTCTGACCGTCAACGACTGTTTTCTTGCTGTTGTATTTGCTCACTATCTCGCCTCCGATTCGCCATCTTCTTCATCAAATAACGCTTTAAGTTCGCTATATTCGATGTCTTCCATGAATTCGAGCAAGTCTACAATGTCTATATCTTCCTGTTGCACCAGCAACTCTTCAAGCTGACCCTTTAGTGTGCCCCACGCAATGCCATAATCGCATATAACCTCTCTATGTTGTCTCTTTAGTTTGTATTCCGCCAACATTCCGTCCGCCTCGAACTGTTCCCATGACTCCATATCGGCTAACAACGCATCAAGCTGATAGAAGGCTCGTTCTTTCGCTTCTTCTTCCACCTCTTCCTCTAGGTGCATCCACATTCTCTTGTAGTCCATCATTCCGCACCGCCTTTCACTTCGATTTCCACCGTGTAGCCCAGCACCCGAGCAATCTCTAAGAATTGTTCCCACGATAATCTCATATGCCCTCTTTCCAGCTTGCATACTCGCTGACAATCGGAATAAATCTCCATGGCTAACTCCGATTGCGTTAACCCTTCAGCCGTTCTCATGGTCTTAATTAGCTCCGACAAGGTTTTCTCTGTTGCTATCATCGCTTTCACCGTCCCATTTCTTTGTAATCTCGTATGCGCAAGCGGCATAACCTGCCACGTCCACGTAATTGTCGTAGTGGCTAACTCCACCGGTGCTAATTCTTGCCGTCTTGAGCAGCACCATCATCATTGCCACGTCAATCGGTGTTACGGCGGTGTCAAGATAGGTGCTCCACAATGTGGCGATTCGCTCAAAGTTATCTTCCACGTTCCCATAGGTCTGATTCCGTGCTCCGTTCACAATCTCACACGCAGTCCGCAAGCACTCTTCCCTCTTCTCCATTTTTTCCTTCTCTTTCATTTTGTCCTCCTTGCCCGCCTTTTACGGGGGGACTTTCCTTCTCACTGTTTTAACGTCGATTTTTTGTTTGTTTTATATAGAGTAATAACGGCTAATTCATTGTGTCCCTGTTCGTCTCTTGATACAGCGTTACCGCGTCCTTCACGCAGTCGTAGTGTTTATCCAGCATATCAAGCAACGTAATCAATTCCTGTAAGGGAAGTCGGACACTCTCTTTCCCTCTGCATAACGCAACTTCTTTTCCGCGGCAGACAATTGTTAAGCAGTCCTTCCCAACATCATCATCGACCCTGTACATTTGGTCGGTTATCGTCTTTTTCCGCACCTTTTCAAGACTAAGTTTGTAGAGCATTATTCATTCAACCATCTTTCCAAAGTTTCCACCGATTCGCCCGTAATCCGAGCCGCAAACTCAATCTTCATTTGGTTCTTTTTAAGTCTTTCCGCGATCCGCTCCCAATCCTTCGGCTTGCTTTCCTTCTTCTGCACTCCGCAAACTTCAGCAAGCGTCGCTCCGTCGCACTCATTCGAGCCTTTATAGCTTCCTATGAAGTCATGTGCTTCCTTCGCCCTTCCGGAAAGAAGAGCCGTGATTGCCAGTGCTTCATCTATCGGCAGAATTACTGTCTTTCCCCAGCCGCTGAACGCGACCTCTCCACCCTTGATAACGCACGAGAACCGCTTCTCCACTCCGTATTCTCTATCATCGTCATACCCGTATTCATGGGGCGTGAATTGTCTAAGCTCTCCAAGTCCTCCATTAATTAGCATTGAGAAGAGCCTCCCTTCTGCGGAACTCCGCTCTTACCGCTTCTCTCCGTCTGCTGTCACCCTCCATCTTTATGGGGTGGCACCGTTCGAGGATTCGGTCGTACAATCGCTCGTCCATCGGCTCCGTTGACTTTGCGAAATCTGCAAGCGGTATGTTCGTCGTGATGATGAGCGGCGTTTTCGCTTCATAGCACATATTAATCACCTTGTACACAAGCTCTTTCATGGTCGATGTTTGCCTCTCTATTCCGAAGTCGTCTATCACCAGCAGTCTATGTCTTACAAGCTTCATCAGCTTTTCGACCTTCTCATAGCCCTTAAGTCCTTCAAGCTCTTCTGCGATGTATGAGAAATTCGTGAAGCGTGCCGTGTAGCCGTCCTGGAGCAGTGTATTAGCGATTCCGGCGGCGATTGTAGATTTTCCTGTTCCTACTCCGCCAGTGAGTAGAAGTCCTATCCCATCCCTCGAAAAGTCCTCGAAATGGTCTACATAGCCTTTCGCCTTGTCCACGTACTCGTTCTCTTCAAGCTCTTCAATGGTTCGGCTGTATGCCCTCTTCTGCTCTTCTCCGTAATCCTTAAAGCAGCATTTTGTATTCTTTTGGATAATCACCTCGCGTTTTCTCCGTGCTTCAAGGTTTCGCGACTCTTCCACACATTTACATCCGGGTTCCACAATCAGAAGCCCTCTCTTCGTCTGAATCATCACCTGTTTCGGCGTATTACACACCGAACAATAGATAGTCCCGTCTCGGACGTATTCGTTTTCTCTTAACTCTCTCATTCATTCTCCTTCCTGATTTTTCCATGCAGTGCCAGTCCAATCTACTCCACAGCAATTCCGAACCTCACCATTCCATCACAGAGCGGATCGCTACAGTGCTATTCCTCTACTTGGCTCTTCTTTGCCTTCGCCAATCGGCTCAATTCAGCTCAATTCCTTTGCCACTCATTACAATTCGAATCGTTTCTTCGCCCACACAGTTCGACTCTCTACTCATCTTCTCCGTTGCTCAGCAAATCTATTCTCTGCCTCTGCTAGTCTCCGCTACTCCAAGCCTCTACTGCTCTATTCATCGCGTCTCCGTACCACGCCCGCGCACCACAACTCTTTTCTTTGCCCTCACAGATCATGTCTAGTCCATTCCACTACTCTTCTGCTCATTGCCTTTTCAATGCTCTTCTGCACTCATCTAAGCCCCTGCCACTCCTTACCACGCCCGCGCCATTCGAGACCATTCTATTCCAATCCCCCGCATTTCCTTTCATTCGCCTAGATACCGAGCAAGTCGTCTAAATCGGTCTTGCTGTAGTCAAGCTTCGGATTCATTGGCGGCTCATAGTTCTCATCGAGGTAATCTATATATCCGCTGTTGAAGAAGGTGCTTCCGTTTTGCGCTTTTCGCCACTCGTCTTTTTTTAGGTCTTCGAGATATCTATCAATGGCACGCTTGACATTATCCCAACCGTGGCTCATTAGCCGCTCTTTCGACTTATCGGAGACTTGACCCTTCCCTCGCTTGTTAGGGTAGTACTGCCACGCTCTTTCGAAGAACTCTTCGGGGGTCTCCTCGTGGGTCTCTTCAAGT